CCGAACCGAGCCACATCCACGCCCACGGCGGCAGTTCGGCCGATCCAGCGCTCTGTCTGTACATCGCGCGCCATGGCGCCGTCGACCAGGTCGCGCGGGATGAACTGCAGCGTGCTGGCGCGCGGGAAGACGCCACGCACCCGCACCCGCACGAAATCGCTGTCCTCGCCGTAGTCAGCCACCCACTGGGCGATCAGCCCCTTGTTCGTGATCTTGACCGTGCGACTGTCGATCTGCCGGGTGTTCCACCGGTGCCGCTGCTTGCCGAAACACCCGGCGAAGCTGCCGGTGTTGCGGGTCGGGTTGCCGAAAGCGAAGTGCATCGGCTCGCCGTCCGTCTTGCCGCCCTCTGCCACCTCCCAAATCTTGGCCGGGATGGCTGAGGCCTCATCGAACAGATACCAGGGCGTGCTGTTTGCTGCGTGCAGGCCAGCAAACGACTCGCTGTTTTCCTCGCGGCTGGTCTGAGCATCCACCCGCCACGACTCCGGGTGTTCCTTGTGCACCAACTTCATGGCACCCTTGCCGGTCGTGATGGCGAACCAGTGCCGATTGATGGCGCGCGACAGCCATGCAGCCACGCCTGCCCAGGTCTTGCTGCTCAGCTGCTCGCCCGTGTTGGCCGTCACCACGCCCTTGCTGTGCGGCCTGGTGCTCATGATCCACAGCGTCAGCCACGCGGCCATGGCCGATTTGCCGATGCCATGCCCGCTGCTCACCGCGTACTGCAGGGGCTCCACCGCTGCACTTCCGTTGAACGCCCGCGCCTCGACATCACGCCCCAGCGCATCCAAGAACTCGCACGCCCACTCATCCGGCCCGAACTCGCAACCGTAGCGGGTGGCCCATGGTTCGGACAACTTCACCAGTTGCAGGCCTCGGTCAGAGTCCCAGGGGAAGGCGTACAGCACAAAGCCCAGTGGGTCGGCGTAGAAGCCGGCCAGGTCCTCAGCCAACTCTCTCTCAAACCGGTTGCTTGCCACTGCGCCCCCTCGCCCTCATGAGGATGGCCGCTGTGTCCTCGCCGGCCTCGTCCTGCTGCGCCATGCGCTCCTTGTTCGACGCCAGCAGGTTCAGCGCGATGTGGCTGGACTCGTTGGCGAGCTTGGTCAGCACGCCGACGTTTCGCAGGCTGTCGAGCGATGCCATGGGTTCGGCGTCGTCCACCTTGGCCACCTCACTGTTAGCGAGCGCATGCAGCCGGTGCGCTGTGGCGCTGCCCAGTTCTGCGGCGCTGGCCAGGCTCGCGCTGATGTTGCGCAGACGCTCGGCCAGGCTGACGGCCATGTACTGCTGCTGGACCGGCAGGGCGGCCAGGGCTGTCTGAGCGTCCGCAACCTGTTTCGCAACAGCGCGGACTTGTTCCGGTTGTTCCGCAACACTCACCCGCATGATGGTCGCCGGCCCGACGCCGTACTCTCTCGCCAGTGCGCGGACGCCCTCCCCAGCTGCGAGCCGGCGCGACACCTCCTCGCGCTGCATCGGGCTGAGCTTAGCCGGCCGAGCCATCACCCACCCCCATCGATACGCTGCAGAAAATGGATCGGGCAGCCAATGTACTGATGTTTTCCGCAACCATCAAAGGCGACCCATGCACCGCCGGTCCCGGCTGGGCAAATCAAGTCTCCGGCGCATCCTGCGTAGCCAACGTAATCGCCGGCTGGCATTACGCAGCCCTTCGGGATTTCCAGTCTCACGCGGATAGGCGTGAATCCTCGCTCATCTCCCCACCCCATCATCAGGCCCTCACCTTCTTCACCAACGTCTTCTGCCCCATTGCTGTCTGCGCCCGGCGCCTGAACGTCACGATGTAGGCCACGGCCGTCTTGCTGATGCCGAAGGCCTTCGCAATGTCAACGTACTTCACGCCCTGGTCACGCATCGACAGCAGATCCTCCACCTGCGCATTGCTCAGCTTGGCCCGGTGATGATCCTCGCCGATCACATGGCCGTTTTCATTCACCAGCACCACGCGCCGGCTGAATACGACGAAGCTGCCGGACTTCACAATATCCCTTCCAGCGCCTGCTTCACGCCTGCCACGTTGCGCGGCTTGAAGATGTCAGCCATTTTCTGCCGCCTCTCTGATTATCTTCTCGACCCAAGCGCGCCCCAGGCGCTTCGCCTTTTCCGCGACATCCGGCAACACGCGGAACGGCAGGCGCCCGGTGCGCCTGGCGTCTGCGGGGAGTGGTGGCCGGCCCGCCGGGCGCTTTGGTTGTTTCGGCGCTATCACTCGCACCTCCTGATTAGGCTTGGCCAGCCACGATGGCCAGCAGTAGGGTGCGGCCATCATGGTTTTTTTGGTCGACCCACCAGCCGGCGCGGGCCTGGCTCTTGGCCTTCTTGGCCGCAGCTTCGAGGCCGGCAAGCTGCGCGGACATGGCCGGCTGCTTTTCGGCCGGCAGGGCCGCGAAGTTTGCATGTGCCTTGGCGATCATGGCGTCGACCGCCAGGATCAGGCGGGCGCGGATTTCTCCGGCCCAGCCGATTTGCTTGTCGGAGCCGGTCAGGGCGACCAGCCCGGATTCAGCGGCGGCAGCTTGCGCCTTGGCGGCGCGGCACGCTGGGCAGTCGTGGCCCAGGGCGGCGGCGATGGTGCGCTCACGGCCAGAGTGGTGGCCGCAGAGCTGCACCTGCTCGGTGTGGCCGCAGGCGTATGTCAGTGTGTTCCAGGCCATTTCGATCCCCTTTAGTTGCTGAACAGAACCGCTCTGTCCATGGGTGTAAATGTACGCCTTTAACTCTGCCAGGTCAAGGTATTTGTGCGCCATTTACACATCGCAACATAGCAGCCGATGGGCGAATCAGCCCGGCAGCTCCTCCACGTAGACCCGCAGCGCGCCACCAGTGATGGTGTTGCACCGTGTGATCCGTAGGTCGTCGATCTGGCTGTCGTCGCGCCACATGCCGGCATGCGTAAGGGCGTCGAGCGCCGCTTTGGGGATGTTGTCCAGGTCGCGAGCACGCCTATCGGGCGCATGCACCTCGATCCGCACGGACAGGCGGCCAGCCATGGCGGGCACACCTTGGCCGATCAACGCTGATGCGACACTGGCCCGGTAGGCGCGGGCCTTGGCACTCAGTAGCGTCATGCCGCCCACCCTGCGCCAGATGGTATTGGCCGTTGGTGGGTATGGCAGCACCAGGACAACCATCACCAAACCACCCGGTAGGATACCGACAGGGGGGTGATGATCAGGCCGGGTGCATGCACAGCGATGAGCGCACCGGCAATAGTCACGGCTGCATCACGGTACGACGGCACATGCCCGGGCTGGCCCATGTCGGACAGCTCCTTGCTGATGCCAGCAGCAGCGCCAGAAAACAGGGCCAGGCGGGCATCACCACTCATCTGCAGCACGCTGCCGGCAACCCATGCGCCTGCAGCGGCGTGTTTGCCCTTGTCGGCGCCTGTCCATGAGTCGGCAGCCTGGGCGCCCGGCGCCGCCGCTATCAATGCTGCGGCAATCATCTGGATCATGCGCATCATGCTGCCCCCTGTTTTTGCCGCAGCGCCTCATCTGCAGCGCGCCGCTGCTCCCACACCGCCGCAAACCGATCACGCAGCCGGCGCGCGCTCTCCTGGCCCTCGCGGTGGGCGACCTGCGTGATGTAGTCGGCCCGCGCCTGGCGGTTGCCGATGTGCATCAGCGTGTCGACGTGGCGCTGGCGGGCGCGGCACTCCTCCAGCCACACCAGGCTATTGCCCGGCACAGCGTCGCCGTTGGAGAGGGTTACGATTTCGGGGGCGCTCATGCTGCGATCTCCTGTATCGAGTCGTTACGCTTAACGCAAGAACTATTTGCAGCGTGTGCAAGCTGACTAACTTCGCGTTAGCCGGCACTAATACCTGCGTGCCGGCATTCGTTCATCAGGGCAGCATGGCGGCTTGCTCTTCCACCGCGTCGTCGTACAGCCGCTGCTGAAGCAGGTAGCCCTCCAACTCCCACACCTTGTTGCGGGCGTTTTCGCGGCTGATCTTGCGGCCCACTTCCTCGTTGAAGTTGGCTTTGCTCACCACGGCCGCTTCGCCGCGCACCGTGAAGCCGTTGCGCAGCGTCAGTTCGCACACCATCACCTTTCCGCTGGGCAACGTGGT